CATAGTTATTAGTACTTGATGTAATACGCTGCTTAGATGTGGTTATAAATCCACTAGAAGGTTTAGATCCTAAATACGCCATGTTATGCTACGTCTGTTAATAATGAAACAATAACGTCAGCTGTGCCACTAGCATTATCACTCTTTGCTTTAATACTGCCACCAGAAGGAATTACTATCTTTCCATTAACACACTCTAAACTAGATCCAACAGGTAAAGGAGCTCCTTTAACAATGTATCTATCGTTAGATCCATCATTAAGAACTGCATCTACGTTTATAGAAGTAGTACCAGTATTAGCTATGAGTAATCCTATAATAATTTGTTTATTAGATGTAGCAGAAACAACTGTTGTTAAGTTGTTATTTGCTAGTGTAGCATCAGCTTGTGAAAAATTATTTGCCATGATTTTGTCTTACATTCCTCCGTATATTTAGTCGTCCCTAACCAAGAGCTATTGCCATAACTACTGAGTTATCAGCTATTGTTGTTGATCCACCTAATTGAACGGCTGATCCGTTAATGGTTATTTGATTCGTTAATAATTTATTGGTTGGTATGAGTGGTAATCTTGCTAAATCTACTGTACCTGATGTTAAAGCAGATGCTGCAAAAGATGCTAAAGCAAATGTGCCATAAGCAACAATATCTATAATATCTCCACTTGGTACAGATGTTGCAAATACAACAGATGTGCCAGAGGTAACAGTTACATCCACACCATTTAATTGTTTGACACCATTTAGATATACATCGATAAAGCCAGCATCATAAGCTAGTGATACACCATTATTATCAGCACCAGAAAAAGTTGTTGCTCCAGCAGATGTATATTGAAATCTAGCTGCTGTGCCATTGACTGTTGATCCTGCTGCTGCCCAACCACCAGACTTGTAAACTTTTAATTCGTTAGCTGATGTATCAAAATATAAATCACCTTGATCTAAACTAGAAGAGGGTGCTGATGAAGCAATACGATATCTATCGGCAAAGCTGTTAACTCCACTGATGTTAGAAGCAACTGTGTTAACATTACTTATAGATCCACCAACGTTGTTAACATTTGTTATCGCACTGCCAACTGTATTGACATTTGCTATAGATCCAGCAACTAAATCTATTTCACTTGATGATTCAGCTAAGTCGTCTGCTACAGCTTCTATTTCTGTTAATTTATTTTCTACTGCTGCAACATCTGCTGAAATATTTGCTACGCTTGTAATGTCACTAGCAATACCAGCCAATGTTGTTATGTTAGAATTTTGACCAGCAACTGTATTGATGTTGCTAGAGTTTGTATTAACATTGTTAATTGCTGTTTGTTCCGAAGATGTTGGTTTTATATCTTCCCATGCTGATCCATTGTAAACTTTTAAACCTGATGATGTATTAAAATATAAATCACCAACATCAAGATTGCTTGTAGGATTAGATGATGCTGCTCCATGATATTGACCCGTAAAGGTTGATAACGAAGAAGCAGCAGATGTAGCGGAGGAAGCTGCATTGGTTGCTTGTGTTGATGCGGTTGATGCGGATGTTGCTGCAGCAGTTGCCGATGTTGCGGCTTCTCCTGCTTTAGTTGTTGCTGTATCTTTATGACCAGATGCTGTTGATGCAGAAGTCGCAGCTTCAGAAGCTTTTGTTGTTGCTGTGGTAGCAGAAGAGGCTGCGGCTGTTGCGGAACTTGCTGCTGCTGTGGCAGAGGAAGCTGCCGCAGTTGCCTGTGTTGCTGCACCAGAGACATCTACTAATTTTGTTGTGTTGGATGATGAGTTAACTGCTGCATCATCGGCAAAAGTTGTTGTTGCGGTGTTAGAAGATAATCCATGTACAATGTGTACATCACCATTGGAACGAGTTACTAAATCAAAATTTTTGTATGTTGTTGATGATGATGAGTAAGTACCTCTAATGTTAAAGAAGTTTGTAATGTTAACGTAAGAGTTTGACGATCCGCCAACTCTTACTTCTAGTTGACTATCAGAAGGATCAAATTGAAATTCAAAATTCGTTGCATCAAAGACACCAGATGAATCAAAGATATCACCAAGCATATCACCAATGCTTTTTGTTCCTCTTTCTGCTGACTCTAAATATGTATCTAGGTTATGCGTACCTGTCTTGGATGACAGGAATCGTAATTGTTCACCACGAGGTTGCGTCTCAGCCATTACTCACTCCATCCCATTTTTTTCATAAATCGTATAACATCACCTTTTGTGACTTGTTTTTTAAAATCAGATACAGGTTGATCCACTAAGCCTTTAAAGATGGTTGGTATTGTATCTTCTAAATTTTTTATCTTGTTGTGTAAGGCTTCTATTTCTGCACGTAGTTTAATTATTTCTTTTCCGTTAGATTCTATAATTGTAGAGGCATGAGACTTAACAAAGTCACGAGTCTTCGCATCAATATTTTTTTCTAATACTTCTGGATTTGGAATCGTTTGTGTCATTAATTTTTCTTCAAATCCTTTCTTATTTTTGCATGCTTTTTTTTCAATTTAGCAAGTTGAATCTCTTTAATTTTAATTCTTTCCAATACTAATTTTCCCTCATAAGATTTTTTTCTGTAATCCATTATCTACCTCCTGCTATTTTATCCATCATCGGGATTAGGTTGCCTGCTTCAACATCACGTTGAACTTGTTCATTAGGTTGTACAGAAGCACCACGCATTTTTTCCATCATTGCCATTTGTTGTGATGGTGATGGACCCTGAGCTTGTTGTTCCTTAGAAATACGGAACTGATCCAAATCAGATATACCCATAGCACGTATTGCTTCTTCAGCAATTTTAGCTGTGTTGTATTCCATGTTTAATCCTGTTTCTCCCATTACCTTCAACATATTCATCCACGTTTCAGCGTTACGTGTTGGCTCAATAGGAAGTGATCCATCTATAACCAAATAATCAATATCGCCTTGTAAATCTTGTACACTGAAATCAATGTATCCATCGTCCACCATGTCAGCTAATTGTGTAGGCATGTTGTACGGATCCATTTTAATTGATCCATCATAAGAGATAGCATCTTGTATATTAGCAATCATCATTCTTGCCATTGGACGTACTGTTGTTGCAGACATGATACGAGCTAATCCACCTAGTCGTTGTGAGCCTAACTGTGTTAGGCGAGCAATCTCTGTTGCTGTACGAACTTCACCAGTTGGCATACCTTGTTGTGCATCAGATGCTGCAGACAGTCGTTGTTTTAATTCACCTAGTTGACCAATGTCTCCCCAGTGACCACGAGTAACATCAGGAACTTGTGATATAAAAACACCATCTCCCGCTTTAGCCCCAGGTAATGTTCGCACGATGCCATACGGATTTCTGTCAATTAAGTCAGGAACAGAGACTTGTGTTGGATCAACAAAGATTAAATTGTTTAGTGCAGCTTGCACGTTGTCTATACGTGAACGTAACAACCATGTTGCAATATCGTGAAGTGGTAACATGATGTCGTATAACGATTGACCATATGTTTTATGTGAGTCTTGATATAATCCACCAAATGCAAATGGTAATTGTTGACCATAAGGATTAAGTTGGAAACGAATAACAACATCTTCATCCATCACTGTGATGACAAGAAAGATTGTTTCTATTTGTGGTATACCAATTTCATAACCAGATAATTTTACCCATGACTCATCTACTGTACGTGCATTACCAAGTGTAAAGTGTGATCCACTATTACCAATATTATTTCTTTCTAATGATTCTGTTGGATCAATAGATAATCCTCTACCTTTATCTTGTTGCCAACGATGTGCCGACCAAGAAGCTTTTGTTGGTGCAAGTTGTCGAAGGGAAGGATACTTTTTTAATTTAGGATATAAACCTGTTTGTATAAGAGAATTGTAAGATTGAAAATCGGAACATACAATGTATTGCATATTTTCCCAATCACCCCAGTTAACACGAGGATCAGGAAAAACTCTACGTGGATCAAAGTTAATTATTTTAGATTGGTTTGTTTTATTATCCCAAACTATTTTTGTTGGTGCAAAACCATATCGTACAGAGTCAAGAAGCATCTGTGCCATTCTTGCTTCACCTGCTGTACGTCTCATGTGTTGATGTAAAACTCTTTCTAATACAGCAGCAACTTTTCTTGACTTTCTATTTAAACCTTCCAACATAAACATGGGGTTTCTTCCTGCCAATGCAGACATCAAATAAGTTGTTACTGTGTCAGCCACTGCACGAGTATCGGCTATGACTGCTTTTTCTCTAAACTTTGTTTGTGTAGGAGAAACATACACATCATGTGCCTTATCTGTTTCTCTGCAGTGATCGTATCTGCCTCTTATCTTTTCGTGAGACATATCTACCATTGATTTAACGTAAGAAACTATCTTGTGTTCCTCTTCATCATTTAAGTCTGAAGAGATATCTTCATACTTCATTAGCTTATCAATGTGACGTGATAAATCTATTACGACATTAGATTCATCGTTAAGTATCTTTTCTCTGTAACCTTGCATGCTGCTCCTGATTAATTGTTATAAATAGAAGAAAGAAAGAGAGTATGTCGTCCTTATTCTCCCCATCCAAACCAAGTTGTTTTCTTTTCTTTTAATTCACTTTGTAATGATCCCATTGTTGTAAGAGGTGTAGATTCTAATTCACCTGCATTGAATGACATTCGTGATAGTTTATCTAATGCCATTGATAAGGCATCTATCTGATCATCATGTGTACCATTAGGAAAGGAGACTGCTTCTTCTATAAAGTCATCAAGCCATACTGCTGCTTTTGGTAAGAAGACTCTACCACCTTCTATTAAGTCGGTGATGGCAGAAACACGAGATACTTTGTCAGAAGATACTTTGTATGGAATGATTGCCATCCCTGATTGATTTTTTAACTCTTGTATCAATGACATCCCTGATGCTTTATCTTCTATATGTATGCCACGTAAACCTCTGCCACGCCATTTGGTGTTGAGTGTAATTAGCATACGTTTTAATTCAGGGAAGTCATAACGTGATCGTTTGATGTCAATGATGTAAATGTCACCTTGACTATCTAAGCCAGCGACAACGGCTACGGAGTAGTCGGCAGTCGATGTTTTTTTAAATGCTGTATCACATGCAATGATGATGGTAGGAAATTTTTCTAAGTCGATGTCTTCTTTATCATAGTATTTCCACCACTCTGTTTTAATCATGTTACCACCTTTGATGTATGGTGATTGTTGATAGAGTGCAGCAAACTCACGAGGATTAAGTTTTTCCATTTTACGTAAATCTGTCATAGGAAATCTTTCTTCCCATAAAGGTATTTGTTTTTTTACTTTGATGTAGCGTTTGTATCGAGATACTTTTGCTAAGGGTAAGTGTGCGTATTCTGGATTACGTATTTCATTATCTGATTCTGTATCAATGATAGCAGGAAAGTTAATGTGATCCCATTCATTCCAATCTTCTTGTGATTGAATACGACCACATAAGTCGTCTGGATGCCAACGAGTAGCAATGCAGATGACGGCTGGTGGTTGTGAGTCAAGTGGTTGAAGACGAGTGAGTAGGGATGCTACGTAGTAATTCCA